AACATATGGCATACTGTGCTCGTGTTTCTAATCCAGCAAATCAAGAGAATGAAAAGTTTTCTGGATTGCTCAAGTATTGCATTCAGCATCAGCATTGGAGTATCTTTGAACAAGCTTCAATGACTGTGGAGATTAATACAACAAGAGGTATTGCTGCTCAGATTTTGCGGCATAGGAGTTTTACATATCAGGAATTTTCTCAACGATATGCTGATAGTACACTTCTTGGCAAGACTATTCCTCTTCCTGAACTACGTCGTCAGGATGATAAGAATCGTCAGAACTCAATCGACGATATTCCAGATTATCTTCGCCTGACTTTGACAGAAGACATTCGTGTTCATTTTGAGCACTCTATGCGACTCTACAATCGCCTTCTAGAGAAAGGAGTGGCAAAGGAGTGTGCAAGGTTTGTACTGCCTCTAGCGACGCCTACACGCCTCTACATGACAGGTTCTGTAAGGTCATGGATCACATACATTGCTCTTAGAGAAAAAAATGGAACTCAAAAAGAACATATGGATATTGCTAAACTTTGTAAGCAATTATTTGCAGAACAATTTCCAACTACAGCGGAAGCATTAGGTGGTTTTGAACTTGAGTGGAAAATTTAGTATGAAGAACTTGATAATTTTTTTGAAAAAAAATCCAAATGTTAGTGAGTGTATTGACTGTATTGAATGCGAAGATGCACCTTCTATTACTATTGAATAAATACTCCCATATACTATGGAGGAATAAAATTGCCAGTATATCCAGTTAAAAATTTAGAGACTGGTGAGACAAAAGAACTCACCATGTCCGTTTCTGATTATGAACAATGGAGAAAGGATAATCCTTCTTGGGATAAAGATTGGAGTCAAGGTTGTGCAAGTGTGGGAGAGGTTGGAGATTGGCAAAATAAACTAGTCTCTAAACATCCTGGATGGAATGAAGTATTGTCTAAAGCAAGTAAAGCACCCGGTTCAAAAGTAAAAACTATTTGATAGTATATGGCAAGAAGAAAGAGAGTAGAAGACCAACCAATTGGAGTTGGTATGACGGCAAAACAAATGAAGAGAAAAAAACCAATTAATTCTGATTTGATGAAGGACATTGATCCTCTCACAGATAATCAAAAATTACTTTTCAAAGCATATGACTCAAGTCAAAACATTGTTGCATATGGAGCTGCAGGAACTGGTAAAACATTCATCACCCTCTATAATGCTCTCCAAGATGTTTTAGATGAAAGAAGTCCTTACGAAAAAATCTATATTGTAAGGTCTCTTGTTGCCACTCGTGAAATTGGTTTTCTACCTGGTGATCATGAGGATAAATCTTCTCTTTATCAAATACCATATAAGAATATGGTAAAGTACATGTTTGAAATGCCCACAGATGCTGACTTTGAGATGCTTTATGGAAATCTTAAAACTCAAGGTACGATTAGTTTCTGGAGCACTTCGTTTATTCGTGGAACTACTCTAGATAATGCAATCATTATTGTAGATGAATTTCAGAATCTTAATTTTCATGAGTTGGATTCTATCATCACTCGTGTTGGTGAAAATAGTAAAATTATGTTCTGTGGTGATGCAACTCAGAGTGATTTAATCAAAACTAATGAAAAGAATGGTATAATTGACTTTATGAAGATTCTTCGTGTAATGCCATCATTTGACATTATTGAATTTGGTATTGAAGATATTGTCCGTTCTGGATTAGTTAAAGAGTATATTGTAGCAAAAACTGAATTGAATCTATGACATTTATTCATCATAATTACTTAGGTGATATTGAACTAGAATGTAAAACAACAGAAAGCATCCGTCTCTATAATCTACCTAATGGGGACTGGGTGCCTTCTATTACTTCTGTAACTTCTTTTTATAATCGTCAGATTTTTATTGATTGGCGTAAAAGAGTTGGTCTTGAAGAAGCAAATCGAATCACTAAAAAAGCAACAGCAAGAGGAACTGATTTTCACCAAGTATGTCAGGACTATCTTGAAAATAAAGAGTTAAATTGGGATGATTATCAACTCCTAACAAAACACATGTTTCATCATGCAAAACCATACTTAGATAAGATAAATAATATTCATGCAATCGAAAGAACACTTTATTCAGAATACTTAGGTCTTGCAGGAAGAGTTGACTGTATTGCAGAATATGAGGGAGAACTTGCTGTTATCGACTTTAAGACCTCAGAAAAAATAAAACCAGAAAAGTGGATTGAAAATTATTTTGTACAAGAGACATTTTATGCTGCTGCATATTATGAGTTGACTGGTAAAGTTGTTAAAAAACTTATTACTTTAATGGTTACTCCTGGTGGGGAAGTAAAAGTATTTGACAAAAGAAATAAAGGAGATTATATTAAACTATTAGTTCGTTATATTAAAGAATTTGTACATCACAATACTGGGTCAAATGGAGAATGAGTTAGAAAAAGCACTCGAAAGTAAGTTTTTTTGCCCATCAAGATTTGCACAAGAAATTGAAAATCTTGTGCAGTATAATCCTGATATGAATTATATTGATGCTATTGTTCATTTTTGTGAAAACAATAGCATTGATTTGGAGTCAGTTCCAAAACTTATATCAAAACCACTGAAAGAAAAAATTAAGTATGAAGCAATGGAACTTAATTTTCTTAAAAAAACATCTAGAGCAAAATTGATTTTTTAATATTATTTTTTAATGATGCCATTTGATTCTTATAAAACTTATTTGTCTTTGAAAAATCACTTTACCAAAGATGGATATGATTACTTTAAATATTGTGGAAAAAGTAGAGCAAGCCTTCAGTCTTTCTATAAAAGAAAAGATCGTATGTGGTTTGAGCGTGTATCAAGGCAAAAAACAGATCAAGAAGTAGTAGATTTTTTTGTAGCGAACTTTGTATCTTGCAACGATCCAGAAACACTTTGGATTGGTGAAATGATTAAAGAAGGAGAAACCAGATATCAAAATTGGCAGAAAAAAATTCAGTCTCTTTCATATATCTTTAAGGAAGAAAGTCAGAATTTATTTGAGAATAATAAGTTTGATGACATTTTTAAATGTTCAAAAGGTCATCCTATTCTTCTGAAGAGTTTTTTGACAGGTAAAATAAGTCTAGAAACTCTTGTAATTTACGATAAAATCTTCTCATATTCTAATAATTTTGATAAAAAACTTAAAGATCCTGTGTGGGAAACCGTCAGTCGTAGGATTAAAAAATATAATCCATTCCTAAATATTGACGTATTTCGTTTTCGTAAAATTTTGAAAGAACTTCTTTTGGGGGATCAATGAGTTTTTTTAGATCTGAAGTTGTCCGTGCAGAGATGACTGAAATTGCAGAACTCCAAGAACAAATCTATGGAAATATTTTTAAATTTCCTACTATGTCTAAGGAGGAAAAACTTGAACATGTTGAAGTTCTTGAAAAACTTTTAGAAAAACAAAAGGTTCTTTATACACGATTGAGTTTATCTGATGACCCAGAAGCAATTGAAATGAAAGAACGTGTGACTGAATCTGCTGTTATGATGGGAATGCCAAAAGGAACTGATATGAACATCATCTTGAATAATATGTCTAAGATGCTTGAAGTTATGAAGGAACAGATTGACAAAACTGGGTCTGACTGGTAGAATATGGGCTGGACGATCCCTTAAGCAAAGTCCAAAAAGCCAAATCTAATTAATACGGAGAAATCTAATGTCTTTTTCTGATCTTAAAAAGCAATCCAAACTTGGTTCTCTTACTGCCAAACTGGTAAAAGAAGTTGAAAAAATGAGTGCCAGTGGCGGTAGTGAAGATGATCGTTTGTGGAAACCAGAACTTGATAAAACCGGAAATGGTTTTGCAGTGATTCGTTTCCTCCCTGCCCCAGAAGGTGAAGATGTTCCTTGGGCAAAAATCTATTCTCATGGTTTCCAGGGTCCTGGTGGTTGGTATATTGAAAATTCTCTAACCACTTTGGGACAAAAGGATCCTGTGTCTGAGTATAATCGCAAACTGTGGAACAGTGGTAGCGATAAGGATAAAGAAACTGTTCGTAAGCAGAAGCGTAAACTCTCTTATTACTCTAACATTTACGTTGTAAAAGATCCTACAAATCCTCAAAACGAAGGTAAGGTCTTCTTGTTCAAATATGGTAAGAAGATTTTTGATAAGATTATGGAGGCAATGCAACCTGAGTTTGAGGATGAAACTCCCATCAATCCTTTTGACTTCTGGCAAGGTGCTAATTTCAAACTCAAAATTGTAAAAAAAGATGGGTATTGGAATTATGATAAGTCTGAGTTTGGATCTGCTGAACCTCTACTGGATGATGACGATGCTCTCGAAACTCTCTGGAAGAAAGAGTATTCTCTGGCAGCAGTAATAGCACCAGACCAATTCAAATCATATGAAGAACTTGAAACTCGAATGAATGCTGTTCTAGGTCTTCAAAATTCTTCGCCTACACGTTCTCGTGCAGTGATGGAAGAAGAGGACCAGTATGAATCCTATGTGGATAAACCCTCTGTTGAAAGTCGTGTTGTTGAAGAGTTGGAACAATCTTATTCTCGTTCTAAGTCTCCTTCACTTCCAAAAATTTCTCAAGAAAGTGAAGAAGATGAGGATGATGCCCTTTCGTACTTCCAGAGGTTGGCGGAAGATTGATTAGTTATAAATTCTAATATTGTCTGCGGTTTTGAGGGTTTCAGTCTTATATTGACTGGAACCTTTTTTGTATGCCATAATATCATCCATATCATCAATAACTACGTTTAGATATTTTTGTTTAAGTAATAGTATATTTCTTTTATCATCTTCTATTTTTTCTTCATATTCGTAATTAGTTACTCCAACTACTGGATTTGATGTAATAACATTTTCTGTTAGATTATCATAATAAGATATAGAAAAATCTTCTTCCACTTGTATTCCCGCTTTTAGGATAGTTACATTAGAACTATTTTTAACTTCGGTTGTTTCGTAATGGTGAATATCATTGTAAATTCTATTGTAAGTATCTAATTCACTATCATTGGGAAGTTCATATTTTGAGAATAGGTATCTATCAAAAGATTCTTGTGTTAATGGCCACTCCGTTTGAATATTGATAATATTATTTGAAATAAGAACTATCCAATCTAAGTTAGAATCTCCGTAAAAATCGAAAGCAACATTATCTGGTCTTTCGTTTCCTTTTATTTTATATCTTTCAAAGAAAACTAAATTATCGGTAATATCACTTCTTATTTTACCTTTTTTAAAAAAGTTTTTTACTTGAACATAATCACCTATTTTTGAATTTGGAAGTCTATTTACGTATTCAAAATTAGGAACTTTTCTAAAGTATTGATTTGTCATTTTTAGTACCCTATATTAGTATCTATTGATTTACCATCAATATTTCCATAATCATCATTGTAGATTGGTTCAAGTTCTTGGAACTGCATACTTATTTCATAGGAAGTCATAAGTCCATCGGCAAATGTCATATATGTTCCATCTGGAGTATAATTTACTGTGAAAGATAGTAAAGCACATTCTTTGATTAGATTTAAGTAATTATGTTCTTGGTTTCTATGTAAATATTCTATTTTAAATGTATGGGGTGCTTTTAGAAAAAGTTGTGATTGTGTTCTCTGAACTGCCATACCTTGTTTGAAAAACCTTATAATTTGGCGGATTTGATCTCTGTCTTTTGTCCCTCTTGCAGATAGTTTAAATGTGAATGAAAAAGGTCTTAATGATGGAGCAGAAAACAACAACTCCATATTTGGATTTTGTATTGCTCCTTGAGTTCTGGAAAGTATGTTTGATTTGCCTATTGCTTGCTCAGTAAAATACGCTCTTACAGAAGATTTTACATCTCCCGAATTTTGAGATATTGCGTCAACTTTGTTTCCAGCAGTTTCTGCTCCTGCTGCTCCACCACCAGCAATTATTGAATCCACAATTCCTGCGAGACCCGCTTCCAATGGAGTTATTGAGTCGCTTCCCCAAGTAACAGAGTTTGTATCGCTAATTCCTCCAGGTATTGGTAGATATACATTTCCTATTATTCTTTCCTTCCAAGATTTTCTTTGTTCAAACCCACCCAATCCTTGATTTCCTTCTTTATCCAATTTTCTTGGAACAAACTCCAGCATATTGAATTTGATTACATCTTGGTGTTCAATTTGAAGATCTGCAGGATATCTTAAATTTTTTGGAAAAGATCTTCTTGACAATGTTTTTGATTTTTCTAATTCTTCGCCCAAAGCTTGTTGAGATTCTTCTGTTGTTGGGTCGGAACTATTGGGAGATATTAATTTTTCTGCTTGATTTTGTGCGGACTCTATATTTCCGCCAGCAGACTTTATTCCATTTACCGATGCGGTTTTAGCTGCATTTTTTATATTATTAATACCTTCTTCGCCAGACAATGCTTTTAATTCTGTTTCTGATAGATTTGCGTTTGAATCTGCTGTAAATTTTTTTGTTGAGGGATTATAAGTTCCCAAACTATTAAATTGCAATGCAGCTCCCTGTCTATAAATTTGAGTAACTCCAGTTTGAGAGTTTACTACTGGAGATAAAACACCACCAACACCTTTTACGCTGAAAGAATTTTTTCCTGGTTCTCCGTAAGTTCCTGCCATTAAAATTTCCTCCTACCTTTGGTAGGAATATCCATCTCAATTTTTTGTAAAGTATGAGACATTTATTATATTGGGAGTTTTTATTTATTTAGACGGAATTTTGCATAAGGTATTGAAAGCATCTCATCAAGTTCTTCATATTTTATGATATGAAGTTTTCCTGCAACTTCTTCCCAAGTGTAATTTCTCCCTTCTCTCCAATGAAAATTAATTGCCTTAAATCCCCAACGCTCCAAAGAAGTGCAAGCAATTAATGGATGCTGGTCATATTCAATTTCTGGAGTTTTTGGATTGTAAACAAAAGTATAGAATTTTCCCGGTTCTGGGTATAGTACTTCTTGGTCAAGTACATCCATTATAATCATCATCAAATCTTCTGGATCTGTTGTTTGTGAGTCCGCAATTCTTTTTTTAAGTTCTCGCATTCTTGGTGGAATGTTTGCATATCTTCCAAAACCTTCTGCCATTAGAATAACTCTTCTTCTGTTATTATTTTAAATTCTAACATTCTATCATCACACCATTCTTTTGCGGCACTCCACTTGGCTTGATTGATTGCATAAGTTTTGCATTCATGTAGATATGATTTTGTTACTCTCGATCTTTGTTTTGGTGGTATAGTTTGTTTCTTTGGTTTCACTTCAATTACATAAGTTTTCACCTTTTCAGACTTATCTTTCATTTTAACAAGATAATCTGGAAAGTATCTATGGATTCTTCCATCAATTGGTGAAAGATATGAAATAGAAAATTCTTCCGATGCCCAAGAAATTATACTTGGATTGTGATCGCACCAGTAACAAAATCTTCTTTCCCAACTACTTCTACAAATTATATTTGACGGATCACCTTTATATTTTTCTGGATAAGATGGTTTATACTTGCTCTTAATGCTTTCCGCCATTATCCTTACTACATAATATATACGATCAAAAAATATTTATAAATGGCAATCTCTTCGCCAAAACCAAGAAAAATATCTGAAATAAAAAGTGCAATATTGCAGCCTGCAACTACTTCGCACTATGAACTTTTTCTTTCAGTTCCCGCTCCAGTCTCTTCTATAATGACCAAAAACGGGATATATTTTTCCACCATCCAAGAGAATTTGCAACTTTCATGTAGTGAAGCTACTTTACCCGGATCTTCTTTAGCAACTCTTGAAATTAATAATGATTATACTGGAGTTACTGAAAGGCACGCATATCGCAGAATATATGATGATAGAATAGATTTGACTTTTTATGTTGATACTTCTTATACTGCGATTAGATTTTTTGAAACTTGGATTAAATTTATTGTAAGTGAAAGTATTTCTGGTGGACCAAATAATGCTCCAGTTGGACTTAAATCCCCAAATTATTTTTATACTGTAAGATACCCAGAAGAATATCAAACTAACTTTAGTATAGTTAAGTTTGAGAAAGATTATAAAACAAAACTTACTTATACTTTTTTGAAGGCATATCCGATTAGTATTTCTTCCATGCCAGTTTCTTATGATTCTTCTTCTTTACTTAAATGTACTGTTTCTTTTACATACGCTAGATATTTTGTTGAAGAACTTAATGGATCTCCTCCCCCAACAGATGACCAAAATCCACAGTCTTCTCTAAATAATCCACTAGAACAAGCAGGATTTAATGTTGCTGCTTATCAGGGATTTATTAATCCAGAATTTGGTGTAGATACCACTGGGGGATTAAGCATTCAAAATGCTTTGTCTTCTGGAAATTCTCTTCAAGTTTTTGAGGGTGAAGAAATTATTGGTGCCGTGAATTCTAATTCTCGTTTTGTTGAATCTGGACTTCCTTATGTTGGTAGGAATATTGGTCCCATAGCTCCATAAAAAAAGGTCCAGAGACCCTTTACTTATCTTTCCAGTCTATTGGTGGTGGTGGAATAAGACCAAGTGTTGCTAGACCCACTAGTATATAACCAGTCCCAAATACTGAAAAAATTATTATACAATAAACAAATAATAATTTTTTCAATATATTAATCATCTTTTTTTGTACCAATTGTTCCTAGAGCTCCGGTAATTGCAATTAGGTTTGCTAGAAGAAACCAATTTCCTTCCGCAGCAACATTCATACGGTGCCTTATTTCTTCATGATGTGCGCCAACAGATACTGCTTTTTCCAGGGCTTCCATATCTCTAATTCCCCATGAACCAAAATACATGGACAAACCAACTCCATAGACAAAAACTAGACTAAAGAAAAATCGACGCATTAGAATTGCTTGTTTACCTCTTTATTATAGGGCACTTTTGGACCAAAAACTTTGTAGGTGGACACTTTTAAATCTGACCATCCTCCATAAATAATCACATCTGAAAAAATTATAGGACATTATGCCTTTACCTAAGATTTCTACACCAATTTATGAACTTGAATTGCCTTCTACAGGACAGCTCATTCAATATAGACCCTTTCTTGTAAAAGAAGAAAAACTATTAGTAATAGCTTTAGAAAGTGAAGATACTAAGCAAATTACCACAGCAATAAAATCTGTTATTAAAAATTGCATTTTAACTAAAAATATTAAAGTTGAAATTTTACCTACTTTTGATATTGAATATTTGTTTTTAAATGTTAGGGGTAAATCTGTTGGAGAAGAAATAGAAGTTAATGTTTTTTGTCCAGATGATGGAGAAACTCAAGTTCCAATTAAATTAAATCTGGACGATATTAAAGTTCAAAAAAATAAGGAACACACTAACCGAATTAAATTGGATGATGATATTATGATGGAAATGAAATATCCATCATTGGATCAGTTTATTAAAAATAATTTTGATTTTACTAATAAAAATGCTATGGACCAGTCTTTTGATTTGATTGCATCTTGCATTGGAAAAATTTTTACAGAAGATGAAGTTTGGGATTCTTCTGATGTTTCTAAAAAAGAACTTAATGAATTTTTGGAATCTATGAATTCATCTCAATTTAAAGATATTGAAAAGTTTTTTGAAACCATGCCTAAACTTTCTCATAAAGTTACGGTTACAAATCCAAAAACGAATGTTGAAAGCGAAGTTGTTCTAGAAGGGTTAGCTAGTTTTTTCACTTGAGTATGGTTCATATGGATCTTGAAAGTTATTTTCGTCTTAACTTTTCTTTGATTCAGTACCATAAATATTCATTATGGGAAATAGAAAATATGATTCCCTGGGAAAGGGATATCTATGTTAGTTTGTTACAACAACATCTTGAGGAAGAAGAGTTAAAACAAAAACAACAAATGAACAATGCCCAATTCTAAAGCAATAAATTCTTCTAAATTTTTTGGAAAAGATAGGTATGAATATTACCTAAATGAACTTCTTACGGAGCAGACTGTTGGTGGGAAAAAGTTATCTAAACAAGAATTGAAAGAGGGATTTTCCAAAAGAAAGAATAAAATAAGTTTCGAAAAGTTTGTTGATGGTCTTGTGGGTGTAAAAGGAGTAAATTCAAGGACTACTGGCACTGTTTCTTCATCGTCTTCTTCTGGTGCTGGTATTGGGCGTGGAAGAGGTTCTCTTGTAAGATCTCCGACCGGTTCTATACAAAAATATTTTGAGGTAGCATCTAAGTCGCAAAAAACTGGGGCAATAGAAGAATCTATTTCTGCAATCACAACTTCAGTTGTTTCAATCGCAGATACATTGTCTCAGCGGAAAAAAATAAAAGAAGATTCTTTAAATTATGAAAGAAGAAAAAATGAGCAAGATAAAAGAGAATTATCTGAAAATAAATTAGAAAAAAGATTTGAGGGATTAAAAAAAGCAGCAGAAAAAATAATAGCACCAGTTAAATCTATACTTGACAAAATAATAGAATTTTTTACTACTGTTATTTTAGGAAGAATAGTATATAAAATTGTAGAGTGGCTTGGTGACCCAAATAATGCAAGTAAAGTAAAGTCATTAATCCGTTTTGTAAAAGATTGGTGGCCTGCTTTATTAGGATCTTATATTTTATTTGGCAATTCTTTTAGTAAATTTATTCGTGGAACCGTTGGATTGCTTGGTAGGTTTATATTTCAAATAGGTAAAGTTGCAATTCCAAGACTTCTGTCTATAATTACAAAAAATCCTTTAGCAAGTTTAATTGTAGGCACTTCTGTAGCAGGAACTTTTGCTAGAACTGGTGAAAGGGAGAGATTAAACCCAGAATTAAATAAGCAAAGGGATAGTGTAGAAAAAGTTCAAAATGATTCATCATCATCTTGGTATCAGAAACTTGGTGGATTTTTTGCAAAACAAGAATTGACAACCGGGCAAAGAAGTCAAAGTATAACTGCACCAGTTCCTGGCGCAATGTTTAATGGTGGTGGTTTTGTAAATGGATTTGTGAGTGGCGAAAAGGGAGTGGATAAAGTTCCAGCAATGCTTAGTGATGGTGAGTTTGTAATGTCTCGTGGAGCTGTTGAAAAATATGGTGTAGATACTTTGGAGGCGATGAATGCTGCTGGGGGTGGAACAAATAGACCAAAAGTCATGAGTGGAACCACTTATGCTGCTGGCGGTGGATATGTTGGTGGAGATAAACTTAACGAAAGTCCTAGTTATTATATTGGAGAAATAATTAAAGGTTTATCCCCACAGTTTAGGTGGGCAAATGATTTGGCTAGGCAGGTTGGGGTTTCCGCTCAAAAGACAATATCAAAGTCAGCAAATTCTTTTAGTAATATTGTTTCTAACTCAGCATCCAATGCATATAGTGGATTTATGAATAAGGGAGCAGAGATGCATGGGTATCTCACTCGTGGTGGAATGCAAAATGATTTGATGAACTATGGAAATCAAGCAATATCTTCTCTTCAGAATAATTTTAATACTCTTAAAGATACTGCTAAAAGTGCTTACAGTTCTATTGATAAGTTGGGGACTAGTAAAAGATATCAGCAGATGTCAAAACAAAATGAAAAAAAGAGTCAAGAATCAATTAGTAAATATGATGCATGGGTGCAAAGTTTACCAAAAGGATTTTTGAGGGACACAATGAATAGGGGACTTATTCCTATTCCCACTGGAAATGAATTAGGTATGTCCGGACTTACCTACATTAAAGCAATGTTAGGACCTTTGGGTAGGCCATTTAGAATTTTGAGTAATGAAAAAGTTGATAAAGCAAGGCAGGAAATGATTGATAGAACTGCCGCATCTAATGGACTTCGTGTTGGTCCTAATGGAAAAATGTCTATGGAATGGAATAGAGTGTCTGGAAAAGGTTCTGGTCAATATACTGATGAACTTGATGCTCTTGGGGGTAGTGGGGGAAGAGGTAAGTTTTTTAACTCTACTTTTGGTAGATGGTCTGGGCGTCAGCAGGGAGATAGGATTGTTACTGATGATGTTTATAATTTTAACCAATCTGTCGGTTACTATGCTGGAAAATCTAGAGATGCTCTAATGAGAGGTGATGTTGGTGATGGATTATATAATATCGCTTCTATGGCAGGAAAATTTGCTCAAGATATTGGGTGGATGAATCAACGTGCTTTGGGATCAGAAATTGATGTTGGGTCTGTGAAAAATATTGATGCAAAAACTGGTAAACCAAAACCACCATCAAAATCTTCTGTTACAATGTATGGAAAAAATGATCCAAGAAGAAAGAAAACTGGACCATATAAATCTAGATTTTCTAGACCAAAAAATTCTGGTGTCAAACCAGTAAAACCACCCGTTTCTCAGAAACCAAAAGTTGTTTATGGTCCTCCCATACCAGCATCTGGAAATAAATATCGGGGTGGACAAAGATCGGCAACAAGAACTCCCAATTTTAATGCTTCTACTAGTGGTTCTAAATCGAAGCAAAATACTCTTGGGATAACGAGGTAATCTAAAATGGCAATCAATAGTCAAAAATTTTTACCCCCATCCAAAACTGGAGCGATTGTAAAATCATCTGGTTTCATAGTTAAAAATAACTTTGGTTTAAATAATAAAAATTCTCTTAAAAATATAGAAGTTATTAAAGTAAAAGTTATTGAAATTGATAAAATTTTAAAAGGAACTCTTGCTATAGAAAAAAAGCAACTTGACGATACGAAAAAATCAAATACTCAAAGAAAGAGAGAAAAAATAGAAGAAAGGTTGGAGAAAAAACCAAATGTAGAAAAAGATAAGATTAAAATGTCAACTCTTCCAAGAATGGGATTTCTTGATTGGGTTAAAAATTTTATTGGAAATATTATTTTGGGATATTTTGCAGTTAGATTGGTCGATCATTTGCCAAAAATAGTTCCTATCCTAAAATTTTTAGGAAAGGCAACTGATTTTATTTTGAACATAGGTGGAAAACTTTTGAATGGTCTTGTGACTTTTATTGATTGGGGTTATAAGGCATATGATGCTACTCGTGGATTTATTAAAAATATTTTTGGGCAGAGTGGAGTAAAACAATTTGACCAACTTTCAAGTTTATTAAATCAGTTTTTGAATCTTGCTATAATAGCAGGAATGGCAGTCGCTGGTTCTGGTGGATTTGGTGGGAAAGGAGGTGGTGCGAGACCAAGACCTGGAACAGGTGGAAGACCAAATGTAACAACAAGTGGTGGTGGTATTGATATAAGAAATCCTTTGAGACAAAGGTCAAAAGTAACTACCGGTGGAGCAAATCAATTTAGATTTCCTGGGACTGGTCCTAGAGTTACGACTAGTTCTGCTGGAAAAAAAGCTTTGCTTTCTAGTGTAAGACCATTCTTAAAGAGAATACCTTTACCTGTTATTGGTGCTTTAATTGATTTTGGGCTGTCTGTAGCACTTGGGGAAAATCCAGGAAGGGCTGCATTTAGAGCAATAGGTGCAGGTCTTCTTGGTGCAGTTGGAGCAGCTGCTGGATCAATTGTTCCTGTGGCTGGCAATTTTATTCTTGGACTTCTTGGTGGATATGTTGGTGATATTATAGGTGGTACTTTATATGATGCTTTCTTTAGTGGTAAGTCATTACCAACCGGTAAAGTTACTAAGAAAGCTGGCGGTGGAATTTCTAGAGGTGGAAAAAACCCCGGTTCTGTTAAGAGAAGTTTAAATATAGGTAAAAAAGGAAAATATAAAAGAAGATTGAAGACAACACCAAAGAAACCTGGTGATGTTGAAGCAACTTCTCCAGGTGCGGATGTTGGTGGAGAAAATAAATTGTTTGGATTATTTCCAAATCCATTTAAAATGTTTCAAAAAACATCTGATGTTATGAATCCATTTAAGGTGATTAAAGATACTGGAAAAAATCTTGGCGAAAGTGATTATTTTGGTCCAATTCTTTCAATTACAACTAAAATTTTATTAGGACAAAAACCAACACAGCAGGACTATAAAAATGTTGGTTTAGGTATTAATATGTTGGTTGCAAAGGGTATAGATGATGGTAAATTGAAGGGAGGTCTCGTTGCTGCATTTGCTGAAGGTGGATTTGTCGATCCTAAAGCTTTAGATGCAATATCTCAAGGTAGTGATATTAGTGATTGGGTTGCAAAGTCTTTCAAAGAATCTACAGAGACAAATGCACAGAAAACTTTGAGAGAAATTAGAGAGAATTTAAAATTAAAATCCCCGACAATAAATGAGAGTTTAGACCCAACTTTACCAACAGATGATAGTCTTCCTGGTGCTACTTCTGGGCAATGGGGACCTCTATTGGACTTGATTGCAAGTGTTGAGTCTGGAAATAGTTATGAAGCATTAAATCCATCAACAACTCTTCCTGGTGCAACAAAAATGACCATATCTAGGGTTGCTGTTGAAGCAGAAAGAATTGGGAGATCTAAAGGTGGAACTGGGGCAGTTGGTAGGTATCAGCAACTTCCTTGGTACTTGGTAAGTAGAGCAAAAGCAGCTGGACTGAATCCAGATAAAGATTTGTTTAGTCCACAAAATCAAGACTTAATAGTTTCGAAAGTTAATATTGAACAGAATCGTGGAGGAAGAAAATGGTTGGCTGGTGAAATAAGTGATGAACAATTTATGCAAGGTTTATCTCAAGAATTTGCAGCAATTCCAAACGCTCAAGGTAAATTTTATTATGGAGGACAAAAAAGTTCAATGACTCCAACAAGAGTTAAATCTGCTTTAGGTAAAGTTAGAAGTGGTGGATATTCTACAAAGGAATTATCTGATTATAATATGAACAATAATGTTGGTATGGGTAAAGGTTATGGAAAAGATGGTATGCAAATTGCAGGAAATTTGGGAACCTATATGAAGAGTCTTGGAATTGTTACTGGAAGTATACATAGACACCCTCAACACCCACCATGGTCTAAAAGTGGTCATAGTCCAGGTTCTCTTCATTATCAAGGAAGAGCTATAGATTTGGGTGGTTGGGCTCCATCAAATCGAAATAGTGGTGGTAGGGATGAACAAGCTCCAGTAATTAAATCGATATTGGAATGGAATAAGAAGAATGGATATAAACCCACTCAATTAATTCATCATTCTCCACAATATAAAAACGTTGGGTCTTATCAAGCGGATCATAACGATCATGTTCATGTTGCATATGAAAAGGGTGGAGAAACTTTGCCATATCCTCATTTAGCGACTATTGCTGAAGATGGTCCAGAAGTCGTTGTTGATAATGATAGTGCATATTCAAGCCCAAAAGTTAAGAATATGTTACTAGCTATTAATCAAGCAAAAGGATATAGGGGAGTTATGAAAGCAATACAACAATATGCTCCTTATGATGCATTATCCTCGCAAACAATTATGATACCAATCCTCGATACTTCTATGAAAAATTCTGATAGTTTCGGTTCCTCAGGACTCAGTATAGCATCTATTGGTGATGATCGGGATGATCCGTTTGATTCTCTTTATATTGGTTGTTAAATAAGTAACAGGGGGGGAATTTAAAATGTCAAATTTAATAACCACAAAAAGTGCTGAACCATCTTATATTCAAAGACTTGATGTAGTTTCCAATAAAGACCAGAGTAAAACTGCAAGTATTGTAAATGGTGCTGTTCGTTTAATGTATTATGAAAGCATTCTTCAAGATACCATAAAAGCAACTTATACTTTTGCTGATGCTGGAAATTCAATTGATGATAAAACTGTGGTCGATGGTTTGCCTATTGTTGGTCAAGAAAAAGTATATTTGAAATTTTCTGATAACAATGAAAATACTTTGGATTTAATTCTTTATGTTAATAAGGTTTCTCCACTGTCTGAGGATACTACAAAATCTATGATTCAATTGGAATTAGTTTCTAAAGAATTTATTATGAATGAAAAAGTTAGATTAAATGAAAGATTTGATGGTAAGATTTCAGATCATATTAAAAAGATTTTGACTGATCAAAAATATCTTGCAACAAATAAAAATGTAGATATAGAGGAAACTTCTAATAACTATAATTTTATTGGAAATAATAGAAAACCATATTATGCTTTAAATTGGTTGTCTAAGAAATCTGTTCCTAATTTTTCAGAAGCGAATGGAAATACTGCCGGTTACTTTTTCTTTGAAACAGCAGAAGGATTTAAATTTAAGTCTATAGATTCTTTATTGAGTCAAGAAAAGAAAAAATCTATTATATTCAACCAAACTCCAGATTCTAGAGGAGATAATATTCCTTCTGGGTATGATGTCAAAGCACTTGATTATTATAAAGATAATCGGGTGGATGTTCAAGAAAAATTAAAGATGGGGGCATTTTCTACTCGTACAGTTTTATTTGATCCATTTAGTTGTTATTATGAAGTCATTACTCCTAATGCAAAGAAAAAAGAAAAATCTTTAAAGTTGGGTGGTAAAGAACTTCCTACTTTAAATCCGGAATTTAACAAAGAGGGTAACAACAAAGAGTTTTCCAGAACTACTTATTATTTGTTGGATAAGGGAACTTTACCATCCGGAAATTCCCAACAACAAATTAGTAAATCTAAGGAAGAAAATTTTGAATATAAAAATATATTAAATCAATCTATAATGAGATATAATCAACTATTTTCTTTGAAAAGTACAATCACAATACCTGGAGACTTTTCTT